ACAGGAAAAGAATCATCAAAATAATAGAATAAACAGTAGAGAGAAACGCTAGAGGTGTACATTTTTATTCTAGATTTCGAATCCTTACACTCATCTCTCTCTACCTATTGAGCAGCGGTAAGCTTGTAAGCTCAGCTAGCACTATTGCAACAGTTAGGCTACTTACTCAAATATTTATAGGCGGTAGGATATAGGACAAACCTACCACCCATTCCTCTAACGGAATCTATTTTATATAAGATGGTTTAGCTACTACACTAAACGCAACTCTTGGGTTATCAACCAATGCTTGTGCTGATTCATAATCAATTAACTTATTGATCTCAATCATCAAGCTATTAGTTACCTGTATAGGTACATAACCCTCAATACCATCAGGAATAAATTTACCATCTTGGTTTAACCATTTAACTTTTGGATACGCTTTGATGTATATCTCCTGATGATCCTCTGGATTCATTGCTGGATTGTTCATACTCTTCTCCTTTCTTATAAATTCTTTGTATATCTTCTACTTTAATAACACCTAAATCTTGTAATACTTTTATCAATTCTAACACTTCATACCTAGCTTTCAATATCTCTGTGCTGTGTTCAAATTGTCTATCATGTATACCTGACATTAATTTTACCATTTTCTGTAATACTTCATCCATTAGTACCAATACTCCTTTGTTTCCCATAATGCTTTGTTGATATAATACGCTGTCATTTGCCAAGCATTACGTCCATAAGCAAACACAGGTAATCCTGAAACAACAAGACCAACAAATGACCAGGCCATAATCTTCATGTACTCTCTTGGTGTACGAATCTTACGCTGTGATTTGATGATAGCTTGTAGCTGTTTTATTTCTTTATCTTGTTCTCTGATTTCTTCTACAATAGATCTTACTTCTTGCTCTGTATATTTAGTGTTTGGTTTCTTTAAGTTGTTCATCATAGTTCCTTACTGCATCACTCAATTCAAATTCAAAGATCAAATGTAAATCACTCTCACTATAGAACTGCATAACATTAGGATTACGCTTGAGTATCTCGATAGCCTTGTCTACATCAAAGTCATTTTCAATACACTCTTTGATAGCATAATCTATTGTCGTATCTGCTTCGTCCATAGCCCATTGTTTAGTCTTGGCCATAACCCTCCATCTCTACCATGTCAGCTGTCAAAGCATCATCATATTTCTTGAACTCATCTTTGTAGTTTATCATTACTTTTTCTACTGCTTTGATTAGTTGCTCTTGATTTAGTCGAGATTCATTTTGAGCAATAGAATTATCGTAGTTTCTTTTATGTGTAAAATATTCTTGATAATATTTATCATACAATTTAATTATTTCATCCATCCAATGGTTAGGCATAGTGTTCCTTTCTAGTTTACATGTATAGTGTATCTGTTTGTTAGTGGTTTATTTTTAAATTCATCTTCCCAATACTGTGTCCATAGATCTTCTAATTGATCTCTTAACATTCGACAATTAACTAAGTCATATGATTGTGCAATAGGATTTCTATTACCTTCACATACAATATAATATATTGGTTGCCTGTTATCTTTCTTAGGCTTGAGCTGCGTTATCTTGTCGTTCATCTATTAACTCCATTTGTATTGATACTTTATCTTTTGAATCTTCATCTAGTCCCATGTCTATAGCTACATCACCAACGATTGTACTTAGTTGCATACGACCATTCAATGCACACCATCTTTGTTGCATCTCAGTAGCTAATACATTGACTTGATTATTCATATTGAATCTACCTTCTTCATCTAAGAACATAGATCTTTCTTCTGTTTCACCTTTCTCTATTCCATAAGCTATCTCAATCATAGTACAATTAAGTTTCTCATACAATGGTTTGAATGAAACACCACCTGATCCTTCTTCATTCCATGTACCTTCTATGGTATGCATTTCTACTGTACCATCTTGTCTAATTATATTTACTCTATGGTCTACTTTTAATTCTATCATTCTGCTGTTCTCCTTTCATATTCTTCTATTAAGTTATTGATTGCTAATTCTAAGAATGCATTATGTGTAGATTGTAACTCAATACAAATCTGTTTCATCTTAGCATAAGTTTCTGTTTTTAAATTGACAGGTCGATAAGCCTTGGGCTTAACAGACCTTGTATTTTTTATACTGTCTAATGACATGTCTATCCTTTCTGCTCGCTCCAAGTATTCGCTCGCACTATTTAATTTTCTTGAACAATAATAACTTGGCTTTGTTTATGTATTTATTAGCTCTATCAAAGTCACCCATGCTTAACACATGTTGTGCATCTGATAGTATAGCTGCAATGTATAACTCTGGATTCTTTCTATAGAATGGTCTTACTTGTTTCCAAGCAGCTATGACTTGTTTTTCTGTTTGACCATACATTTCTTTTTGTGTATTCATAATGTTCCTTTCTATGAATCGGGGTGGAAAGTTAAAGCCTACTTATCGGTATGCTATCCACCCCAACTACTTTATTCTGAAGTGTCTATAGATACACTACCTTCTAGGTAGTTATCACTAGTGCCACTCCATACTGCAACTCTATGTACAGTTCCTTCACTATCTCTGTAGTATCCAGAATACATAGGAGCATTCTCATTCTCACTAGTCACTTTGTACAGATTGATTCTATCATTCTGTTTAGGTGCATAGTCACTTGCAAATGTTAGACCTTGTAATAGTCCAAGCATTACAACTGTTGTTATAATTGTAATTGATCTCATACTTTATCCTTTCTAATAAAAGTTTTTAAGATAGATTATCAAAGCTATGATATAAATTGTTACACCAATAGCTATTATTCTTGCAGTTCTCTCACTCATAATATGTAGTTGAGATTACATTACAGAATCCTTGAATGTCTTTTGTTGTATCTTCATCTGGTACACAATCTATTCTGATTGTATTGTTACCATTAGTAATTACATACACATCATCCCACTCTTGTATTTCAATATGGGTGATTGGTTCTGCATACAATGACTTGATACTGAATGCTATTATTACAAAACATATCAGCATTACTATTCCTATACTTGTTTTCATACGATACCTTTCTTTCTTGCATTAATAAAAAGCTGCTCTCTTTTTGTATTCCAGATATCTTTCATATCATTATCTTTGGCTAGCTTAGAAACTCTTAATAAAGCAGCATACCTTTTTACAAATTCTGTTGATTTACTTATTGGTTTCATATACATCCTCCTAGTGATAGTAATATTATAATTACATTTGATATTAATATTATGTCCATATTATGTCCTTTCTCTGTACTCTATAGATATTAAGCGAGGCGGAGCCGAGCGAATTTTTTGTTCCTCTTTTGTTCCTAATTACCTAGATAGAAAAAAACCCCCAGTTCAATTAAGAACCAGGGGTTAGATTACTTTACAGTAGACCTTTTTGTTTTAGATCATTACTGATTTTCTCAACGATATCTTGTGAGTAAACAATAAGATTATCTACTGACTTCTGAGACTTGACCTTTGATTTTCTAGTGTAACCAAGTGTCCAACCAATATCTCTTGAGAATTGTTCAATGATACCTTTGATATCTTCTTCAAGTTTTAGTTGCTCATTTAGTTCATCAACTCTTTGTGTTCTGAACTCAATCGCAGTCTCATAAAAATCTAAATGATTTGTTTTGTACATTGATACCAACTCACTCATAGATAATCTATTGATCTCCATTTTGTGATTTGGATTACCTTTGACTAACAAAGATAACTGAGTCTGTGCATACTCATATCCATTACAAGCTCCATAATACGCTTGGTCACATAGTATCTGTCCAAGTGTTTTAGATTCTCTTACTGGATTACTTGTCATACATTCATCATGTAATTCTTTCCAGAATTCTGTGATTACATTATAGATTGTTTTTACATTTTTATTCATAGTTATACTCCTATTTTTATTTATTTATAAATACAATACATTCATTACTTCTTTACATATAATAATAAATATATCGCAGGCGTAGCCTGTACATACTTGTCATCTTTACGAGCAGTTTCGGGCGAGAGCTGGCACCGACTGAGAGCAGAGCGAACAGGCGGAGTAGCCCGCTTTGCGGACGTCCAGCTCCTATCGGGGAGAAACTTCCGAAGTAAAGACCAGCTATGCTGGAGTGTCAATTCATTAGCGTAGCGGAGCGAAGCGCAATAAAAAACAACACTTGATATGTATGGTAATCTTTAGATCGATATAGCCACGCCCTCGGCGAGAGGGCATTCAACCAGACATTTGGTACTGCATCATTAAGATGCGCAGTATTATCCGAATGTCAGCTTTAGCTAGACATGAGGAGAAAGCGTTAGTGATCGTCAATCATAGCAATCGTACGAAGCTGAGACTTTAGTCCAGCGTAGTTCGGAGTTCATCTCCGATAGATTGTAAGCATGATTGAAAGAGAACGCTCAACGCCCAAATGAACATTGACCAACTAACACTCATTGATTGATATTGTTACTTATACTTAGAGGTATACTAAGGGAAGTCTGAAGGGAGTTCGTCCCGTCAGCCGATTGTCGTTCGGAGACGACACGCCTGATAAGGCGTAGTTCGTACCCAACCACACAAGGTACACAATCAAAGAGAGAACGTAGGCAAGGGGATAATTCAAGACGAGTATACAGTACCTAATAGGTACAGAGGTAGAGGTAAAAGGAAAGAGGGGGGTTTTAGAACGGGATAGGACGAAATAATATAAGGGTAGAGGTAAATATATATACGGAGGTTTGTAAACAGTATTCCGTAATTGACACACACACAATGAAACGATACAAAGAGATATGACAGAGATAACCATGAAGTTCTCAGTTGCTCCAGCAGTTTTATTTTTAGAGACACAGCTACCAGAAAAGGTCATAGGGGGTTTGAACACATACCTCGATGCACGACACAAGAAGGGTGGAGAGGATTTTGGAAATAAACTGGTAGGTCAAATATCCCACGGGGAACAGTTAAAGATCGATTCCGAGGATCCATTGATAACCCCATTTGTTAATATTGTGGCGTATATGTCCCAGGAGTACATAAAACAGTTTTGCAGGACTATAGGAGTTGACGAATTAAAAAGAACTCCCCATGTTCACAGTCTATGGTCAGTTCATTCATACGAGAGAGACTACAATCCCTTGCATGACCACGGGGTTGATACGCTTATGGGCTTATCATTTACCACATGGACTAAGATACCACCCCAGATTGCAGAGAAGGATGGCTATAAGGCAGCAGATCTCTACAATTCTAGTGGGATCGCAGACGGATTCCTGCAATTTCACTTCGGACAGACAGGGATACGGGGTTTGGAGGAGCTAAGACCACCATTCTCACGGACTATCAAGCCCGAAGTTGGTAAACTACTGATGTTTCCATCCTGGACACAGCATTGTGTCTACCCTTTCGAGGGTGAAGGAGAGAGGCGTACAGTAGCAGGTAACCTTAATATGGTAGATACAGACCTGATCGACTCAGATTCGTCTGTTTGATACCTTAAAATCAATTTAAACACTATTTCAAAGGAGAGATAACTATGCCAATGGGTAAAGGTACGTATGGTTCTACTAAAGGTAGACCACCAATGAAGAAGAAAAAGAAGAAGATGAAGAAGAAAACTAAAAAGAAGGGTATGTCTTACTAATGCTTACTAAGAAACAAATGACTCTACCTGATTCTCTTAAAAAGAAGATCATGGAGGCTAAAAAGAAAAAGAAACCTGGCATGATTGTACAGGAATCTAATAAAAAGTTCATAGTTTAATATGGCATCACCTAAACCTAAGAATAAAGCCCTATACTCTAGGGTAAAAGCAGAGGCTAAACGCAAGTTCAAGGTATATCCTAGTGCTTATGCTAACGCATGGCTTGTCAAAACGTATAAGAAGCGTGGTGGCAAGTACTAATGGCCTATAAGGGGGGTTTGCGCAAGTGGTTCAAGGAGGACTGGCGTGATGTTAAGACAGGAAAGAAGTGTGGGCGTAGCGGTAAGAAGGATAAGAACCGACCATACCCTGCTTGTAGACCCAAAAAGGTAGCAAGTCGCATAACTAAAAAAGAAGCAGCTAAAAAGACTGGACCAAAAAGAGTAAGCTGGTCTGTTACTGCATCAGGAAGAAAGAGAAAACAGAAATGATGAAATCAATTAAAGCTCCTGCTGGTTTTCATTGGATGAAGAAAGGTTCATCTTATAAGTTGATGAAACATTCAGGTAAATTTAAGTCTCATAAAGGAGCATCATTAACAGCTAAATTTGAGGTACAAAAGAAACATGGCTAAGTCTCCAGCATGGCAACGTAAAGAAGGTAAAAGCCCTAGTGGGGGTTTGAATGCCAAAGGTCGTGCATCCTACAATAAGGGAAAAACAAAGACTGGGAAAAAACGTAACCTCAAAGCACCTAGTAAAAAGGTTGGCAACCCTAGACGCGCATCCTTCTGTGCTAGAATGAAGGGAATGAAAAAGAAATTAACCTCTGCAAAGACTGCAAGAGATCCGAACTCTAGAATTAACAAATCACTTAGAGCTTGGAATTGCTAATTAAAGGATAATCATATGATGAAATTTTTAACAGTAGACAATGAAGTTGCTACACTAGAAAACAATAAAGTTGTTAGTCCAGGTTCACGCTTTGATGGTATGGATGTAAAGACTAATGCTGATATTGAAAAGATATTTGGCGTAAGAGTTGGCCCAAAAGATTTATCACCTTACATGAAACCAAAAATGCCAATGAATATGCCTGCTCCACAAACAATGGGTACTCCAGGGCAACCAATGAATCAACCACAAGTAAAATCTACACCAATGAATTTAAGAAAAATGTTATTGGCAAACTTAACAGGGTTAATATAATGGCTGGACACGGAGGAAAACGTAAAGGTGCAGGTAGACCAACTGGTGTTTCTATTGGAACAAAGCAAGAACGCCTTGATGCCAAACTAGGTAAAGGTCAAACAACACCATTAAAGTATATGTTAAACCTATTGAACAACCCACAGGTTTCTGTTGAAAAGAAGATGTGGGCTGCAAAGGAGTCAGCACCATATGTACATTCTAAACTATCATCTGTTACTAAGACTCTTCAAGGTGATGATGATAAGCCTGTTGCTGTTACTATTGGCTGGAGAAAAAAGAAATAATATGCTTGAAGGATTACTTGCTTTACTACCTAGTAATAAAGCTCAAGCAGTTAATGAAATTAAATCAGAAGGTTTAATAGCTGTATCACCTAAAAATGTAGATCAGGTATTTAATTTACTTAGTTCAGATTATGATTTGAATGAAAGTGCTGTTGCTGGAATTATGGGAAACATTAGTGCTGAAACTGGAAACTCATTTGATTTTACTCAGCAACAAAAGAATGGTCCAGGCTATGGTTTGTTTCAGTTTGAAGGAATACATCAAAAAGAATATGATAAGTTTTTAGAAGAAAATAAAATTACTGATTCTGCAAAATCACAAATTGATTATGTAATGGAAAACATCTATGGTAGTAAACAAGATATTGTTGGACAAGGAAATGCAAAACAATTAAGAGAAGCATTGGCAAGAGATGATGTAGATTTAATTACAGAAATCTTTATGACAAAGTTTGAAAGACCAAAAGATCAAAGTAATAAAAAAATACAAGATAGAATTGAAAGAGCAAGATCATTTATAACTGATGCAGATTGATATACCTTATGAACCTCGCCCTTTACAGGAAAAGATTCATAACGAACTAAAAAGATTTAATGTTATTTGCTGTCACCGCAGGTTCGGTAAGACCGTATTTGCAATCAATCATTTAATTATGACTGCATGTGAAAAGCAAAATGCAAGATTGGCGTATATCGCACCAACATATCGCCAGGGTAAGGCAGTCGCTTACGACTATTTAAAAGAATATACGGAACCCTTAATGAAACTTGGTGGAAAACGTCACGAAACTGAACTCAAAGTTGATCTATGGAATGGATCAAGAGTTCAAATCTTTGGCTCTGATAATCCTGATGCACTTCGTGGATTGGGATTTGATGGCGTATGCATGGATGAGTTTGCATTGATGTCTCCTAGAACATGGACAGAAGTTGTTAGACCAGCTGTGTCAGACAAACTTGGTTATGTAATCTTCATTGGAACTCCAATGGGACATAATCAGTTTTGGGATGTTTACGATTTTGCAAAACGAACAGGAAAGGATTGGTATGCACAATTACATAGAGCAAGTGAAACAGAAATTATCTCAGCTGAAGAATTGGAATCTGCTAGAGAAACTATGCCAGAAGATCAATTTGAGCAGGAGTATGAGTGTAGTTTTCAAGCTGCGGTCTCTGGTGCTTACTATGGAAAACAAATTCAAAAAGCTGAAAAAGAAAATAGGATTACAGAAGTAGATTATGATCCTAGCCTGGATGTAGAAACATGGTGGGATTTAGGAATAGGTGATTCAACTTCTATTTGGTTTGCACAACGAACTGGTGAAGAAGTAAGACTCATTGATTATTATGAAACCTCAGGTGAATCACTTGCACACTATGCTACAATTCTTAGAGATAAAGGATATAAGTATGGTAGACATGTTGGCCCTCACGATATTACAACAAGAGAACTTGGTACTGGTAAGTCCAGGTTAGAAGTTGCTTATGATCTTGGATTAGACTTTGAAGTATGTCCTCGATTAGAAGTAGATCATGGTATAGAAGCTGTGAGGAATAGTTTAGATAACTGTTGGTTTGATAAAAACAGATGTAAATATGGTATTGATTGTTTGCGACAATATCGAAAACAGTTTGACGATAGAATGCAAACATTTAAAAATAAACCCCTACACGATTGGAGTTCACACGCTGCTGATGCATTTCGCTATGGCTGTGTTATTGATGGCCCAACAAGAACTGACTGGACACAACCCATGAATGTAGATACAAGATATATAGTTTAAGGAAATATATGGCAAAAGGTAAACCACTAGACGAGTATGTAATCTCAGGTATTTTAGGAGATCATATTAAAAATAGTTATGGATTTTATTCTTCTGAATTAACAGAATCTAGACGCAAAGCTAATGAATATTATTTTGGTGAAGCATTCGGTAATGAAGTAGAAGGTAGATCACAAGTTGTTTCTACTGATGTAGCTGATACTATTGAATCAATCTTACCACCATTGCTTAGAATATTTACTGCAAGTGATAATGTAGTTAAGGTAGAACCTATTGGACAAGAAGATGTACAAATAGCTGAACAAGCAACTGATTATCTTAATCATATTTTTAATAAAGATAACGAAGGCTTTACTGTTCTATACTCAATGTTTAAAGATGCATTGCTACAAAAGAATGGTATCTGCAAAGTATACTGGGATAACTCTGAAAAAGTTGAAAGAGAAACTTATGAGAAGTTATCTGATGATGAATTTACAATGCTTGTTGATGAAGATGGTGTAGATGTAAAAGAACATACTGAGTACGAAGATGAAACATTCCTAGAACAAAAATCAAAAGCAGAAGATGTATTAGCAGAACAAGAAGATTCTTTACAAGCATCATTGATGAGAGATGAACTTAACAAAGTTCCAACACCAAAACTACATGATGTTGTTATAACTAGAAAAGAAACATTTGGTAAAATTAAAATAGAACCAATACCACCTGAAGAATTTTTAATTGAACGCCAGGCTAAATCATTAGCTGATGCAAACTTTATGTGTCATAGAGTTCCAACTACTCGTAGTGCATTAATTGAAATGGGTTTTGATTATGATAAAGTTTATTCACTACCAAGTGAAAACAAAGAACAATACAATCAAGAGCGCAGCACAAGATACAGAAATGTAGATGATGATTATGATAGAACAGTAGGTGATGCATCTACTGAAGAAGTAATTGTTTATGAGTCTTATATTAGAATGGATGTTGATGGTGATGGAGTTGCAGAACTTAGAAAGATAACTTCTGCTGGTGATAGTGGATATACTATCCTTGATAATGTTCCTGTTGATTCTCATCCTTTCTGTTCATTAACACCTATTATTGTTCCACATAGATTCCATGGTAGATCTGTTGCAGAGTTAGTGGAGGACATTCAGTTAATTAAATCTACTGTTATGCGTCAGGTACTAGATAATATGTATCTAACAAACAATAACAGAGTTGCTGTTATGGATGGTCAAGTTAATCTTGATGATCTTTTAACAAACCGACCGGGCGGAGTTGTAAGAACAAAGGGCGCACCTGGACAAGTTATGATGCCTTTACAAAATCAAACACTAAGCAACCAGGCATTTCCATTATTACAATATCTTGATACCATTAAAGAAGAACGAAGTGGTGTTACTAAATACAATCAGGGTATGGATACTGATAGCTTAAATAAAACTGCTACTGGTATTAATA